CTTGTTCGTCACCACTGCACTCACGGGCTGATCATTTCCGTCGATGCTGATTGCGACGGATGGTGGCACCCTAAATGCGGGAGCAAAAAATACTGTCAGCCCGCCCTCTGCGACCTCGACGTCAGGACCGTAATCAATACGGTCTGGCATATCGATTTCGATCGTGCCGTCTGTGACGACCGGCCTCACTAAATTGTTGTAGCTGCGAAGCTGGATGCGGAACTGGAGGTATTGACCAGTGAAGTCGCCGACCTCAACAGGACGCCAAACAGACCAGTCTGCTTCGTTTCCAGTAGCGATGGGATCAATCTCTGCCATCGTGTTCCAGCTGGCGATAAAGGTCTGCGAGTCTGAAACCCTGACCTCCACCCATGCGTCCCACTCGGATGATGTTGCTCTTGCCATTGCGGGAACGTCGGCGAGTGTTGTCCACTTGTAGATGAGGTCGTCTGAGTGTTGACCGTATGCACGAATCTTGGAGCTGATACGAACCTCGTAAGGTTCTCCGAGGTCTACGATTTCCTTACAGACGTAATAGGAGACTGGCTGCACATCGTTGTCTGCGCCTGATGCGTACATCACGGAACCTCTGGACTCGGTCAGATAATTCAATCCGTCCCAATCTCTGAGGTGATCTTCGACACGTTCGATATAGTTGATGTTCGGCAGCTGTGCGACTGTGGTGCGCTTCATCGCCTCGATTGACTCGTTGCCCGAAGTGTCAACGGCCTTGATCATGTAAGTGCCAGTCCTAGCACCAGCAGAAGTGTGATTTGTCTGCCAGCTGACTTGGCTCAAGAATTGCGAAGCGTTCCAGCGTGGGCTGATAATATCCGGCGTATAGCGAATGATGTAGTGTGCGATATCTGGCGCTTCTGAAAGTTGCCAGAACAACTCCACAAGCTCGCTCTGCACGTTTACAGCAAAGCCGTAGGGTGTAGGTGGCCGCTCACGATCAGGCTCGACCAGGACGTCTACATACGCACCCGTTCCCATAAGACCCACTGTGTTGAATGGGACGACGTAATACCGACGATAGCCGAGCTTTGCATACTCTACGATGGTGTTGATTAACTCCAGATAAGTGAAGTCTTTAGTGTCGCCGATCAACTCATTGTCAAATCCTGCTCTGACTAGGTAGACTCTGCATTGATAATAGGCAGTGCCTTCAATGCCAAAATTTAACTCGACACGGCTGTACGGAATGCGAAGGTCGTAGACGAGTTTTGCGGATCCGGTAAGGTTGACAACTTTTAGGTCTGTGACGTTGACAATTGTGTCCGTCAGGCCAGAATCCCAAGGAGGGATATCGCCCTCGTCTGCTGTGTAAACCCCCTCAACATACCGGACGAGCGTCAAGTCAGCCGAGAGGTCTGCTCCTGGCCGAATCTCTTGGACCAGATAATCTTGTGTGACGCGCTCAGTATTGCCAATCACAATCAGATCGTCAGACTCGATGCCAGAAGTGTTGTCGAGCGTAAGCAGCCCGTCATCTGATGTGTCGAGAATCTTTCCGGTTCTGATTGAGCCATCTCGCAATCGGATTGTGTAATCAGTCAGCGTGACCGTAACCTCTTCGCTCACCTTGACCTGGTTGCCGTATACGTCCACCACTCTTGCGCCTAGGCCGCCGATCTTGGGGACATCGTGTGCGACACGCACCAGGTCTCCACGCTGCACAGCGAGGTTCTCAACGTCCACGCTGATGCTGAACGTCTCTGACCTTTGCAAGCCCTGCGCCAACATATACCGGCCGAACCTCCAGGCTCTTGCGCCGTCTGTAATACCGAAGGTCGCCAAGTCCTCAAAAGTGCGAGCGTTGTTTACATTAAACCCGTCGTCATAGACGAGGATCTCGTTCATCTGCCAGTTGAGTTCTGGCTCAACATACTTCACGCGCAGAGCGTTTGGACGGTCTGAGTAAGTGCGATTGCCTGAGAAATTCCAAGAGTTGACAGGCGTCAGAAGCTGTCGAGGTACGCTTTGAGCCTGGTCAATCAATACTCCGTATTTGCCCGACTGGGACATGATTAGAGTCGAGCGGCATACCGAGAGAATTGATTCGATCAGTTGATAGACCGTTGTTTCATAGTCAACGACCAAGTCGCAAGCGTAGCGAGGTCCGACTGATGTGGTGCCATCGATGAGAGGTGTTGAAATTTGCTCGTCGCACAGTTGCGCCAAACGATAGAAACTTGCCAGATCAATCTGGTCGTCCCGCAAAGGCGCTGGGTTTGCTTCGCCTGTTAAAACGTCGTAGACAATCCATGCGGGATTTCTACTTGCCTGATAGACCCATGCAGAGCCGTCCCAGACCCGCAGAACGCTTGTGCAAATAGCCGATATGTTATTGACCACGCCGCTGATCTTGTCGTTAGCCAGCAGACGCATTTCCAGCATCGTATGAACGCGAGAAAGGTTAAAGACTGCGCCAGACTGGAAAGACTTAATCAGCGTAATCGTGATGTCGTTTGCGCTGCGATTGTCCTCGCTGACTGGTGTTCGCCTTACGATCTGAAACTCATGCGTTGCAGATTCGTAGAAGTCCACAGCTGCGACTAGGGTGAATGGGCGAGCCGTTGAACCCACGACTGTGGAAGTTGCAAAAGATGTATACGTTGGAACAATCAAAGAGTAATACTCTTCCCTGCGCTCTTGTGAAGGCTGGACAGAACCCTTGCTCGTACCCTTGCGATAGTTGTTATAAACACCAGACAGCAGTTGATCTCCGTTGTAGATCAGCTGGTTATTGTGCGAGATACGAGTGCCATAGTAGGTCGTGTCGCCTCGTACCTCCACAAAATCCAGCCACATTGTGCCGAGAGAGAGTTCGTGCTGCGCTTTGATGACTGAGTAGTATGTGGTCTTGCCTTCCGTCTCTTTCAGCGTCCCTCTGGAGTAACCATCAAGCGCGATTTTTGCGCCGAGCTTTGCTGTATCCCTTAATCCACCGCCGCCACTATTCCAATCGCTGCCCCCATCCCAGCCACCGTATACGACTTTGCCTTCAAACACGACCGTTGTCTCAACATAGTCATCCTCGGCTCTTGCGCCGCCTTCGTTGCTACCACCGCCCCAGTTATTATCCCCGCCGCCTTGATTGTTCCCTGTACCGTAGTCGTCAGGGATTGTCTCTTGCCAATATGATTGTGGGCGAGTGGTGATGTTGTAACGCTCGGCATCTGTTATGACACCCGCTTCATAGACTTCTGAAGTGCTGGCGATGGCCGTGTCCTGGCGAACCGTTGCGCCTTTGAATTGATCGTCACGAACCTTTATCCAGTCAGGATTGCCAACCTTGCGCCACCAGACCTCCAGCTGGACTTTGTTTTCCAACCTCTTGCCTGTGTCGTCGTAAAAGACTAGGCCCCGAGGAAAGTACAGATCGACCTGGCCGGAAATTGAGTTCGGCTTAGTGCGAATGACGAAAGGCTGGTCTTGCTTGGTGACGTATGTGAGGGACTCGTAAGATACCCGTTTAGGGTAGTACACCGTCGAGCGCATAAGCGAACCATAATGGAACGCTAATTCTGGTGCGTACTCGCTTGCATCGGCATCACCAATGCGTAAGTCCTCAATCCGCAAATTGCCAAGACCAAAGTCATAGACTGTCGTGATGATTGAGTCTGTGCCAGCATTCTCAATGAGAGGATTCGCAGCGATTGACGGGAACATACGATGCCGACCGTATACTCTGGCCGATGGCTGATACTTGCGCCCTTGATTTGACTGGCCACCAAAGACGAACGTATTCGCCTCGGCTGCATCTGCGGGTCCCGCTGTGGGCCGATTGTCTGAGATCGATTTGACTGAGAGTGATGGCGGCCGAATCAAGGCGTTCATCGCCATGCTGCCAACCATCGTGATGGCCGCCGATGCAGCCATGACCCAGCCAGACGAACCCGCTGCGGCCGCGGCTGCCCATCCTGCCGATCCTGCCCCGAATCCTACAATGGCCGGAGCTGCCCACCACGCAAATGCCGCAATCGCAATCATCGCAATTGCGCCGAGGATAGACTTTCCACCTCGGCCGCCGCCCTGGGGGACAACACAGATAGCCAGATTGTCTGCGTCCTTGGTGACGTACTCCCAATCGCTGATCACCGAGCCATGATTCAGCACCACGATGTTCGGCAGTGCTTGATCGGGTATTTCAGCCAGGTCGATAATCTGCTGAATGCTTGAACCTGGTGGGATCGTCAGGTGGACGGCATCCTCAAATATCCGATGCTTAACCTTGACTGAGTTTAAATTTTCCATCTATAAGCACCGTCGAATCGTTTAGCCCACGACAGAGAGTCCAGCCGTTCAATGCAGGAATCTCGTTTCGGGAATGAATGTAAGAACTCGCCATCACCTAGGCTGAGTCCACAGTGGATGGGTAGACCCTGAACACGAAAGAGAAGAACGTCACCATATTCGGGCGAATCAATTCTCTTCCACACAGGCTCCACCCGACTGCCAGCCACGACCTCGGCCACATACTTTGCGCCGTCTGGGGTGCTGGTTGTGTACTCTGGCAAGTCAATGCCGAACTCGCGCCGGTAAAACAGGCACAGCAAGCCCCAACAGTCGACACAGTTCTCAGACCGCGCCCTGTCTTTATATGGGATGCCGATATATTCGGCGAGGTTTACTGTGAGTCTCATCAGTAAAAAAGCGCTGGAAATGCAACAGGGTCAACTCTCTCAGACGGAAACTTTCGCGCCCAGATTGAAGCAACCTCCAAAACACCCGTGATCGTCATTGCGTCATAGTTGACGTTTCGTAAGCGTAAGAAATTCAAATCCTTTTCCACTAAGTCAGGAAAGTCCGAAGTCACCAGCTGAAGTCTGATGTTTGGCGCTTCCTCTAATTCCCTGATCGCGTTCGTGAGCGATTGATCGACGTTGTCAATAGTCAGCTGGATGCTTGGAATCTTGTCGCCTGTATCCATTGGAAGCGTCGTGCTAAACGGATAAGGCTGATAAGTGATGCCGTTGCTTGTCACTGGCTGTGTGTTGTTGACCAGGTAGATCGGCGGCGTACCGCTCGGCGGCTCAATAGTCAGCAGGAAAAAGAATGCTGTATTGGTCGCCGAGGCGTTAATGGCCGGAGTGTTTGATGGGTGCAATGCCATTACAAGTCTGCCCAGGTCGGAAGCTGTTCAAACTTCATCGTTGCCGTGAATGCGTTCTTGTCGATGAAGGAGATCGAGGGCGGCGCAGCAAAGCGAGCGACAATTTCTTGGCCATCCTCGGGACGCTTGATGCGTGTCGGCACGACCCCAGCTTGCGAGTCGATAAAATACCAATTGACAAGGTCGTCGTAGTACTTGGCATCGAGCGTGACGGTCGCATCGATCATCGTCATCTTGCCTGTTGTTCTG